GCTCGCGATCTCGCCGACAACTTTCCGCCCGTCCGTTCGCTCCTTCTTAAATTTGCAACCTACGTTTCCGGTCGCATCGCATACCAAGCACGCACCGGAGATCACGAAGTCGATACAAAAATTGAAAAATACTGGCAGAAGTGGATGAACGAGTGCGACTTTTTAGGTCGCCACAATTTTACAACATTGCTTCAGCTTGCCGTGACGGCAATGCTGCGAGATGGCGACTGTGGATTCATCATCGTTCGCGACGGAGAAGACCTAAAATTGCAAAGCGTCGAAGCCGACCGCATCGGATCGCCTTACGACAGAACAGATACCGACAAATACATTGGCGGCATAAATGTTGACGACTATGGAAGACCCGTTTCATACACTATTTTCACGCGCACTATCAACAACCAGTATATTTCTCCTGTTGATATTGTTGCAAAAGAGTTTATCCACCTTTTCGACGCAGCGCGACTTGATGAATATCGTGGGCGGAGTGCTTTCGCTACTGCGCTAAACGCAACGCGCGATCTTCAAGAAGCAATAAAAGCCGAAGTGCAAGCGATCAAATACGCAAGCTATCAAAGCGGCGTCATCACCACCGAAAGCGGGGCCGCTGACGCTGGCGACTATTTCGCACGCGGCAACTCGAACGATCAAGGCCAAGTCGCACGCTTGCAGTCGCTCGACCCTGGCACGGTCAATTATCTGACCGCCGGAGAGAAGATGGAGATGTTCAAGTCGGATCGTCCGACCGGTGCATTCGGAGAATTTATCCGCTTAATCCAAGCTCATATCTGCATGGCTGTCGGGCTTCCCTACGGCTTCGCATTCGATGCCGATAAGTCGGGGCCTATGGCCCGGATGGAAGCGGCAATGGCAGAGAGAACCTTCCTCCGCTGGCGTGGGTTGCTGGAAGGCAAATTCCTCGACAGGATAAAAAATATTATCTTGCTCGACGCCGCCGCACGCGGACTCATTCCAGATTCCGAATACTTGCTCGATGGCCGCTGGTGTTGGCCTGCCAAGGTTTCGATTGACTACGGACGCGAAGCCAATGCCGACATCTCGCTTTGGAAAGCTGGCTTGAAGACTGCCGGGCAAATTTACTCCGACATGGGCGAGGACTACGAGGAAGCACTTCGCGCACGGGCGAAGGAAAGCGCGATGATCGTATCACTTGCTAACGAGATGGACATTCCTGCGGAATACATTTCGGACTCTATCATTCCCATTCAAGCCGCCGCTCCGGTCGCCGCGCCTATCGTTCAAGAGGAGCCACAACCAGAGCCAATACAGACAGAGCAAGCCAAGCAAGTTGATCTCGCAGACGAGAACAAGCCTAGCAAAGGCATGGTTGAAGAGGCCTTGAAGGGTCTAAAGTGGCGCGAAGAATACAACCGAGGCGGGACTGCCGTAGGCGTTGCACGCGCTCGCGACATCAGCAACGGCAAGAACTTGTCGGATGATACCGTCAAGCGAATGCACTCATACTTTTCACGGCACGAAGTTGATAAAAAGGGACAGGGTTTTCAACAAGGCGAAGACGGCTTCCCGTCCGCAGGCCGCATTGCATGGGCATTGTGGGGCGGAGACGCAGGGCAGACTTGGGCCGCCGCTAAAGCAGGAAGCCTCGCGCCAGAAGAATTGGTGACGGCCTTGCGCGACGACTTCGGACGGATAACGGCATTCCAAAGAACAAAATAAATGATCATCCACGGCATAGCACTTGAAGCAAAAAAGGCACTCATCACCGGAGTCCATCAACCCGGCGACGACTACCGCATCGCGCTCTACAGCGCAGCGGCCAAGATCGGGCCGACGACGAAAGCCTATACAACAGACGGCGAGATAAAAGGCATGGGCTACACCGCCGGAGGCGTAACGCTAAAGGGACACCGCACAGGCATCATCGGCAAAAATGCTTTCATCACGTTCGACGATGTCATCCTAAAATCTGCAACATTCTCCGCAGCTGGAGCGATGATCTACAACGCCAGCAAAGGCAACGCCGCGCTTATCGTCTTGAGCATCGGATCCGAAAAGCACGTTTACAACAGCACGTTTGAATTGAAATTTCCAAAGCCAACCGAAACTAGCGCATTGATTCTACTCGCATAAATATGAAACCGACCAACCCAATTATTATCGACGGAGAAACCTACGACCTTTACACGATCAACCTTGCGATCACCAGCATCGTGAATGCAGACGCAAGCGAAGACGCGAACGTGGCCATGCGCCTTGTTCCTACACGGATTGCGAATGGCGAAGTCATCCTTGCGAACGACTATGCACGCTCGATGGCACTCGGAAGTGTTGATGGAGTGGACGCACCGACAGCGACCGCCGTTGCTCAAATTTCAGCAAGCATTCAAGAATTTATCTTTGCGAAGGGTCTGTAAAAAATGGCGCTTATTCTTTCAGCGGCAACGGGGAACTTTAACGCAGGCGCAACTTGGGTGGGTGGCATTGTTCCGGGTGCGGCGGACGAGGCCCGCGCTTCGACCACGCACGTCGTCACAATCACGGCAAACGTGACCTGCACCGAGTTGAGTAACGCGGGAACGGGAACATTTGTTTTAAACTCTGGCGTGACTTTAACGGCAAAAGTAACAAGCAAATCAACTACAGCATCTGTTAATTGCCTATCTTTTTCGTCGGCATCACCAGCATCCGCTTTTATTGTTGGAAATATAAGCGGGGGGACTTCTGCAAGTTGTTTTGGTGTAGCAAATACAAGTACTGGTACATTAACAATAACTGGATCTGTTACTGGAGGAAGTGGGGCGAACTCGATTGCATTATTGAATAGCTCGACTGGAATTTTAAATATAACAGGAAATTGCTTTGGAAATTTATCTGGGTCTTCTGTTGCAATAAATAATGCAGGGGCTGGAACAACTAACATTACGGGGAATGTGACTGGTGGGAATGTTTCTTCATCGCACGGAGCATTTAACCAGTCAAACGGAACAATAAATGTTACAGCTGGCGTTATTACTGGTGGTGGAAACTCTGCGTCTTATGGAGTAAATAATTCATCGACAGGATCTATTGTTTTAAATGCGAATGTAATTTCAAATATTGGCGCTGGTGTATTAAATGCAAGCACAGGCTCCGTATCAATTACGGGATCGTTGACTGCGAATAATAACGCCCATGCTTTACAATGCACAAATACAACTGTAGCAACAATAACTTTAAGCGGATCTCTTATATCTGCTCCGAATGGACTTCTCGCAACGAATTGCGATAAATTTTTAGTCAATCCGTCTCCGTCCATGGCATTGGTTAGGTTTGCTAAAAATGGCACATCTACATATTCAGAATTTTATACAGCCGACAATAATTTAGGGCAAGCCGCCATCACCGACGTTCGCTTTGGAACCGTCTACGCAAGCGGAGCACTTACGGGCGTTGCATATATTCCAGCGGCATCATCCGTTGCATTCGGCGTTCCGGTGGACAACACAACAGGAACAGCAACGCTCACCGCCGCTGACGTCCGAGCCGCTATTGGAATGGCGAGCGCAAACCTCGACACTCAGCTCGCCGCGATTCCGACAGCCGTAACAAATGCAAGCGCAGTCTGGGACGAATTGATGTCCAGCCACACGACAGCCGGAACCTACGGCGGCAGGGTCGTGCGATCGACCAACGCAAACGTCGAATTGCAACTAAACGCGCAAAACCACGCAGCCGCAAATGTGCATCAATTTCAAGCCGCCGTCATCGAGTCGGTGGCCTTCGCGACAAGCGCAGTCACGCTTTTCACAGGCGCGATGCGGACGGAACTTACGCCAGAACTCACCGAGATCACCGAGGTTCACGCGATCCACGGACTCGACATAGCAAACGCGCTCACGGTCACGCCAACGCTACGCGCAGCGGGAGCGATCACGCAGGCGATCACCGGCGACGGAACCACAAGCACGATAGTCACGAGAGTCTAACGCATGATCGCTTCCCTGCTAATTGCTACGCAGGGCTTAATGCCAAGCCCGACGCCGATTTCAATCGGCGTGCAGGGCTTGCTATTTATTTCGGTCGTTCCGCCCGTTCCGATTAACCCAATCGATCTGCCTGGGGGCGGAGGACGAGGGCGCGAAGAACGCAAAGTCACGGCCACCGTTCGCGGAGTCCGTCTTGTTTTCTCGGTCGCAAATGTAGAAGTATGCGCAGGGTCTCGCACGCAAGTCGTAGGATCGTCTTGCTTCTCCAATGCTGGACAAGCAGAGCTTTTCGCCAGCACCAGCACGACGGTGCTAGGTGCTCGCACTCATGCCAGCGCGAACCGCCCGGAGATCAGATTTTCCATGTCATTCGATGTCATAGGTGGTGAAGAAGAGAACGAGCTTGAAGTTTATTTAATGGCGCAGGCGGCATTCCATATGCTCTACGACTAATTGACATCCTCGCCATGACATGGATGTCATCGAAGGTGTCTCAATAATTTCAATCGGCGAAGCAAAAGGCCACGGGCTTTATGTTGACGAGCAGACTTTGATGGAAGTCAAAGAGTGCGCCGAGTCATACAAGGGCGGCGTCAAAGTCAACCTCGATCACGGTGCAGGAATTAAAGACATCGTCGGATTCGTTAACAATTTCCGCATCGTCGGATCGCAACTCTTGGGCGATCTCAACCTTCTGCAAACATCGCCAATGCACGATTACGTCTTGGAGATTTCAAGCAAACTCCCCGACACATTCGGTATCAGTATCGCATTCAGCGGGCCGATCCGCGAAGTGGATGGAATGAACTTCGCGAGTTGCGCGGAGCTTTACAGCGCCGATCTCGTGCAAACTCCTGCCGCAAATGCGACCGGGCTTTTCAGTTTCACAGCCAAGCAAGTTGACAAATTTTTCAAACAAATGGAAGACGCAACAATCGAAATCGAACCCAAGGAGGAC